AGGTACAACTGCACCTGCGAATAAAGTGGATAAACCTACTATAGAATAGCCAGCAGCTATTATAGATATAGATATCGCACTTAAAAAAACTATTAATATTCCAAACATGTAAAACCTATCTTATTGTTGGTATTTCATAATCTTCCCTTAACATTTTTATAATTCTTCTCACTTTAGGAAAATATTTCTCATCTGAAGCATAAGCGTCAAGTGTAAGTAATAACTTAAAAGGGTCATTAATATCTTGTTCATGCTTTAATTTTCTATATTCTTCAAATTTACTTCCACTATTTAGTATATTAATATAGTGTTGTACCGAATCACACTCATGTTCATAAACTTTAACACCCCATTTTTTAGGATTATTACTAGGTAACATATGTGGTTCCCTCAAATCGTATGTACGAATACCAAATAAGTTTTTGCCCTCTAATGCAAATCTACTATTACCCCACGCACTCTCTAAAGCCGCCTGTGCTAATAATAGTTCTAGGTTAACAGGATAAATGTCGCTTGTGGTATTGTAAATAAATTCCACACAAGCAGTTGTACTATTAATAAATGTTTGATTGTTTTCTCTCTCAAAATCAGGTCTTGTGTAAGTATTAATTTGTTCTAGAGTCTCAACAATTTCATTTAGTTCAATTTCTTTTGCTTCTGTTTGAGTATTTGTATATGATTGCCATATACCAATTGCAAACGCAACAATAAAAACTGACATTAAGGTATATAATACCGTTTTAAATGTTTTCATTTTTATGCCCTCTTTATGATGATGTAATCATAACTTGATATAGATTCTGGCTCGTTCTCGCCATACTCTGACCAAGTACCAATCTCAATGTTTTTATTTTTCTTTTGAAAAAATTGAACATTTGGATTGTCCATGTATTTTGTCATGGTCTTAAATATCTTTTCAGATTGTTTTTCTGTAAAGTTATTCATTACATCTGTAGCCCAATTACCAGTATAGTAAATCATTTTATTTTCATTACCATTCATAAAGTAATCTAGCTTCTTGGGGACACCATTAATAACTGTTTTTAAATAATGGTCTAATTCTTTTGATTTTCTCGCTTGTGCCATAATATAGTTTTCCTCTCTTGTGTTAGTGTTATAGTCCTTTAATAACAAATTTTTCAATCACATTTTTTGTAGGTATCACGGTAGTATTACCACCATCTGACATCTCCATGTGTTCGTCATAATTATAATCACTCATTAAAACATGTACATCTCTGGTTTCTTTTACAAGCCAACCTGTAGATACACATATAGCCGGCTTACTTTTCTGAATTTCTTTCAGAGTTCGCCAACCTGAATCACTTTGAATATCCTCCCAATATACCATATAGAAATCAAATGTAAATGGTATTGCCGGTAGGGTATCTGATTTTTTTGTTTTTCTCTTAGCTTTTGCCACCTATCTCCTCTTTGTACATTTCGTCTGCTTTCATTCTCAATTCGTGAGCAATACTCTCTAAAATGTTTGGCAAATGTTTTTCAATAACACTTGTCATCTCTAAAGAAAAATTATATGCCAATTTAGCCATCTCGGCTTCTAATACTGACATATCTACACCGTTACCACTTATGTTTTCTTTTATAACATGAGCAACAACAGCTGTGTTGTATTCATCTGCTTTTACTGAATTTTGTAAGGCAGTTAAACCAAACCATAAAACAGCAAGTATTAATAGTATTCTTTTCATAATATATCCTTTCTCAATATTTATTGGTATACTATACCATAAAATAACGCTTGAGTCAAGCACTTTTTTAACTATTTTCTGTTGGTTTATAACGATTTATAGGCTGCGACACCTATGACCAGCTACTCCGGTCGTGCAAATTTGTCGTTCCAACCAAAAGCTTCTTTCACCACAGATTCGGTCAAACCTTTATACATTTTATTAAGTGATTTATTCTTCATTCCTAATAAAATCTTTGCCTCGTCTTGGTGTAAACCCTCCAACATCTGTATAAACATTGTTTCTTTTTGAGTTTTTGTAGTTGCATTATCAGCACCTTTGACAAAATGCCAAAGTCTTTTTGCTTCGTTTCTCAATAGACCATGTTCAGTACCGATTGGTGCTTCGTTAGCCATAAATGGTGGGTCACCTGCTGGTAAATCCCATACAATTGCTGGGTCAAATGCACCCTTTAATACTTGTTTAAGTGGAGCACTTGCGTTCTCCTTTAAAATTGCAATCTTTTTAGGTTTATCTTTTGCGTTGTTAATTTTTGTTAAAATCTCTGACATGAGTTGAACATTCTCACTTACACCTGAAGTGTTTTGTGATTGTTTCATCATTGCCGGATTCATTAAATTTGGATTTCTTTGTTGTTCAGCCATAATTTCTCCTTCAATTCAGTTGTACCTATTTATACAAAATTTCTTTTACTGTACCACTCATAATAACTCTTATCTGTAAACAGCTCTGCTATTTCTGATGGTGGTATTTCTTCATTTTTTATCATTTTTTCTAAAGATTCATACTCATAAGTATCAACCTTTCTAGTCATTGTTGTATCTTTTTTAGACTCTGCTAAAGTTCTAACTAATCTTTGTTGTTTAGTTAGTGTCATTTTCTCTTATTTTTAATAAAATGTACAATACAATTACCGATACAACTATACCTATAAAAAATAAGCCTAGCATTATTATATGTCCGTTCTAACGATATGCTTTCTTAATGCTCTTACTAATTCCTCAATCTTATCAATAACTGAAATAAGACTAGGGTCTGTAATAAACTTTTGATGTTCTTTTAACTTATCATATTCTTTTAATGATATCTGCACCATCGGACTTGGTGCCGCCGCTTCGTTTTCCATTGTGGCGTCTAACTGTCTTTGCTTCTCTTCACTATCTGTCATAAAAAACCTTTTTACCGTTAAAATGAAAACAGGGGCCTTTGAGGGCCCCTGTCTCCTGATTTTTAATTAAGCTGAGTAAGCAACTTGCTTACCAAATACAGCGTTCATACCTCTAATCAAAATTGCTTTTGATGGTGTACCAACTCTGTATGAAACACCAGCATTTGACCTATTTTCATAAATCATCATGCCTTCGTTTCTTAATTTACCAACCATTGCAGCTGGTGATTTAAGGTCAAAAGTGTTTCTCAAAGTTTTCCAAGATACATCTTTACCTGTTGCGAAAAGGTTTCTTACCTTTGTCGTTTTAGAAGTTTTAGCTCTAGCCATGTCTTCATCTCCTTTATTATTGTTAAAAAAATTAAACATATGTGTTTAGTTTCCTTTCTTAATTTAAGTTTAAAGTGCTACCACTATTGCTAGACAAAGCGTATTTTAATAGTTTGACTAGCGAATTCATTTATTTTCCGGGTCAAAGTCAGGTGTAAAATGTACATCAGCCATATCTGATAAATCTCTAACTTCGTCCTCTACTTCTCTTGATAATGGTTTATGAGGTTTATGTCTCATATCTAAAATTTTTGAATAATCAAGTCTGGCAGATTTCATTTTACCAGTTGTTCTAATTGTAACCATTTTATCTGCTAATGTTTGAGCAGGATGTTTTTTGTTAAAATCACGGTAAACTAGACCTCTAATTGTGTCTATGACAACTGCCAAGTCAGCAGTAAATGTCATCTTATTAGTTTTTATACCCATGTTTACAAATTTATCTAGTAATTGATATGCAATATCGTCAACATTTCCTTCAACAAATTCCTTTGTCTGTTCCTCAACTAACTTTTCGTGTTCTTTGGGGTCAACTGGATGTTTGACTCTTTCTTTGTCTTTAATCCTGTCTGTAGGAAACAATATGATATTGTCTTTATCATTCACTTATAATTTCTCCCTTGTAATTAACTTTTTTCTGGTCAGCAAAATGTTCTATTAACTGATTATAACCACCAATTAGTTCACCATCAATTTTAATTTGAGGCATAGTTCTAACATTCTTACCGATATCTTCAATAAGTTTACTAGGGTCTGAATTAAAGTCTTTCTCTAACGACTTCTCTTCATATTCAAGGCCAAGATTTTTTAGCAATGCTTTGGCCTTGGTACAAAAGACACAATTGTTTTTACTGTAAACTGTTATTGTCATCTTTTTTCTTCAGGTTTTCCCATGCTTTTTGACTCTCACCATTTAGATTATAAGCGTCAACGGCTTGTTCAATAGTGTAATTAAACATCTTATTGTACTCGCCAAGAGGCAATCTCATACCAATCCATGTTCTATAATAACCATTTTTAGTTAATGTAACATCTTGAGCAAAGATTTCATAACCTCTAACAGGTGTATCTGTAATAATATTTACTATTATTGTTTCAACCTCTGTTACCACGGTTTTAGTTTCTGTTTTACCAAGTTCTTTAATGAATTGTTTTGATTCTTTATTCATTTCTCCCTTGATAATATCTGCCAATTCAGATTTAGCCATCATTTTAGCTTTCTCTATTGACAATTGTAAATCAGGCGATACTGCTGTCGCAACACCAAAGATACATTGTTTATCATTGTCTGATTTCTTCAACCATTTTAGGTCGCAAGCTTTTGACTCGTTGATATCAGCCATGTACCACGCCGGTACTTTGTCAACAACATTACCTTTCTCTGATTTTATCTTATAGGTACTATTCATACTAGAACAAGCACTTAAGCCTGCAATAGCCATAATCATACCTATTTTCATCACTTTACTTTTCATCATTATATTTTACCACTTTCTCGTACATTATATATTAACCCTTGTAAAAAGTCAAGCGTGGATTGTACATATCCCAATGCGTCTTCACTTGATACTTCATATATTATCACTAATACAAGAGCGACTATGATTAAATTTCTAATCATTATCTCACCTCCCATTCACCATTTACATCTAAACATACTTTTCCTGGTGTTTTAAAAGCATGCCCTTTCCGACTATAATATCGGCAGTATTCAGGTGTACCAATATCTCTATAATAAAATTGAGCAAATAACTCCCAATAACCTGGGGTATCAATGCCTTTTTTACCATCAGCACACTCTAAAATTTCTTCTTTTATGATTGTATCGCCTTCTTGTCTGATTTGTACTTTAATAAAACAATACTGACCATCTGTTTTTTCTGGCTGTATTGATATTATTTCAGACCTTAAAATCTTTTCACCTGCAACTGCAATACCACTAATCAATAAAACAACAATTAGTATAAAACTCCAAGTGAGATATCTTTTCATATTAAATCTAGGATCAAACATATTTTTTTAATTCCTCAATACTCTGCTTCGTATTATATATGTCTTCTTCTAAAATGTCAATAGTGGATTGATTATTAGTTAATTCAATCTCCTCTTGCTTTTCTTTAACTTCGTTCTCTAATTGTTCTATTCTATCTTCGTATCTTCCCATTAGTTCCTCGGTTTCTCTATCCATTGGCCATCTGGTTTTTGACAAGCAGTACCAAATACTACTTCTCTATTAACACCACCAATACCAATCAACGGCCAACTACTAGTAATGTCTATTGTAGCGTCATAATCTTTACACTTGAAAGGTCCTTCCATGTGTGATTTTGTAATGTGAATAATACCTGAATTTCCAGTTTTTTTATTGTACCAATTTGTATAACTTGAACCGTCACCACTTGTATTTAAATGGTCTACAAATACGGCATTGTGTACATCATAATCTGAATTGTACATAAGTTCAGCACCTGCAAATGCACCAGTTATAGCACATGCACCGGTAACATAAGGATCCGAAGCACCAGCGGTAACACAAGCGGTAACGCCTGTAGCACCACCTGAAAATGCACCTATATGACTTCTATTTAAGCTGCAATTGGTCAGGAACACCGATAATAGTCCTAATAATAGTACCGATTGGATTGATTTCATATTTTCCTTCTTCATTCTTTTTCATTGATGAACATGCCGTCATGGTCAATGCCAGAATAGTCACCATAATTATTTTTTTGCACATATTCACCTTTATCGTTAGCAACTAATAGACAATCTGCTTGAATAGTCTGTATCATATTGTCTATCATAATTTTTTCTGCCTTGACAGGTCCGTATTTCATTTCACGGAGCCTGTCAGACATCTTTTTTATTGAGTCTATCTTATCGCAAAATTCACTAATTTTGTGATTCATCTTTTTCACCTAATAGACCAAATTTTTTTACAAGACTAGCAAAATCTTCTTTAGTTTTTGCCCAACT